TTCTCCAAAGCCGACACCTGAACCAACGCATGAGCCTTATCCCTATGACGCCCAACAATCGCTTGGTCTTCACGGCGTACCACCAGCACCGTGCCACCCATATCTTTAAGACTCCAAGACATCAGCACCCTCCATGTCCGCCAACACGATCAGATTCATAACGCATCGACAATTAGGGTGCAACGGCGGGGCAATTTCCCCGTTACTGAACACGCTCGCCACGGGGACACGCTCACCGCTCATCTCCATGCAACGCGGACACACCATAACCCCTTTCCACCCGTCAGGACCGACAACCCATTCCTTCTCGGCGGTAGCCAAATCCAAAAACCCTTGATCCGCCGCCTGATACCACGACAACATTTGACCGATGTTGTTAGCCGCCAAAATCTCGGTACGGGCAATCATGTTCGCCCGCGCCAAAATCAACTCATTGCGATATAGAAGCGCCGACTCCTGAGCCACAACAATCGCATCGTCCGCGTCCATCCCCCCGCCTGTTAGCCGAGTCACTTCCTTCCCGTAATAGTTGTTCACCGCGGTCTGCCAACGGTCATGGAGACCCACCACACGGCTTATCTGAGACGCCGCACGGTACACCCCGCCCCCTGTGGTCAAAACACCCGAAATGATGCTCCTAACGCTTTGTAGCGCCTCTGCCTCTATCTGCCGTATCAGCGACCCAGCCCGCTGTTGCGCCCACAAGATAGCGCGAGGGTCATTCCTGTCAAACGCCATGTTCAACGAAATCTGTGACGGCAAAGTCCTCATCGCCGTCTGCGCGGACGCCAAAATCTGTTCCGCTGTTGACGCACTTATCTCCCCAAGAGCCTCCCGCAAAAACTCTATGGCTCTCGCCGTGAACACCTGCTGGAACAACCCTAAGTCAACTGTCCCCAACTGACCTTGCTGTTCCAAATCGCGGCGGGCTTGCGTAACAGCCGCCGACATCCCCACCATCGCGTTGCGGTACAGCGAGGCAAGCGCCGTTATGTCCGCCAACATGACGGGATCAATGACTTCTTCTAACGCCTTTTGGACAGGATGGCTGTGGCTTGTGACGAAAGGCATGGTTAGCCTTTCGCATTAGCCGCGGGTGGCGGTTCGCCCATCTGGTCGAACAGGCTTGGCTCCGCGGGCGCGGGCGCAGGCGCGGGAGTGCCTGTAGGCGCAGGTGCGCCGTTAGGTGGGATGGCGCCCATACCCACAGGCGGAACACCCTCCTCCTCTGACCGTTTCGGTAGGTTAGCCAAGTCGCGCAGATAGTTGTCCAACCCTGCATCTGGTTGCATTGCCCCAGCCGCCGCCATCTTCGAGATGAAGTCACCCAACACACCCAAGTCCACATGCGTAATCTCGCCCGCCTTAATTTTTGGGGCGCGGGAAACATCCATCCCGTTCAGTTTCAACAGTCTTGGAATCGCATGACTGTTAAACACCTCGGCAATAGAGTCGGCGATCTGCTGAATCGCGGAAGTAAACAAGTCGATCTTGGATGCCCCCAGCGCGAACGAGCCAACCTTCTCATGCCCTAAAAGGATGAAGTCGGCGAGAGCAACCATCGCTATCCGCTGGTCGTAGCGGGCGATAATGGCGTCCGTGTTGAAGTTGCGGCTCCCACCAGACGACAGCAAAGTCAACTTGTATAACTCTCTGCCCTGCTCGTCGTAGGCGAGAGGGAACAAGATGCCTTCATTTTCGTTTCGTTTAATGCCGCGAATCAAATCCTGCATCGCATTACGGGCGGTGATTTCGGCGACGGTCGCCGTTGACGACAGCATCGTTGGCGGCACATAGGCGACAGGTAAACCAGCCAAATCTCGCTCGATACCAACCGCTTCGATTTCCTCGATGGTCTTCTTGAAGAACCAAGGGCGGTAGGCGTTACGGAGTATCGAGCGCCCTTCAGGGTTGTTGCGGGCGGTTGCCGTGCGGAACAGGAGAGCCTTTTCGATAGGGATAGTCACCACACCCTTTGGCATGGACGGGTCAATCTGTTGCATCCCTCTGATGGAGCCGTTCTCGTCGAACTCCCAACTCCACAAAGTTTCCTGACCGCGTAAGGCGATCTTGCGCCATCCGATTTTCCCGTCAGTGAACTTGGAGCGTTTGCGGGCATCTTTCGTGTCGTTTGATGACCGTTTCTTGTAGACGATTTCACAGTAGGCGAAGCCGAAAGGTAGAAAGGAGAGAACTTGGGACAGCATCGAAGACCAACTTTCCGACATGTCTTCCATACATTCGGAGATAAAGTCGGCGTTCTGCTGATCCTTCTTTTTGATTGAGTCCACCTTTTTCTCGGTGTACGGGTCAACTTTCCATTCGATAGCGAGAATCAGCCGTTCAATCGCATAGAGCATCGCCCCGATAACAGGGTCGTTGTCGGACATTTCGCGCCAGACCCGCATCCCTTGGACGCCGCGAAGGTTAGCGATGAAGTCATCAATGACAAAGCCTGATGCGTGTTGAAGCCCCGAGGAACCAAGTTCTTGAAAGTCTGGTTGCGCCATGTGAGCCATCCTAAAGTAAAGGGCGGTGTATATGCCCTGTAACGGGGGTTAGTCCTTGCTTCCCTCGAAGGTCATGTCTTCTATCAGGTAGGCGATCAGCCTTAAAGCCTGTTCCTCTTTGAAGCCCGAGGCAACCATTGTCAGGAACATTTCGTTGAGCGCGACAGAGGCGTCGTGTAGTGGTGATTGGGGTTGGTCAGGTAAAGACACGCCCCCACCATAGCGGCAGGGGCGTGTCCGTTCGGGCGGTTAGTAGGGGTTACTAATCGCCTCGCGCCACTAAAACTCTACAAATCAGAAGAACCATCGGTGCGCCGTTTGTGGTGGCGGTGGCGAGTCGCCATTCCGTGTGCGGGTAACGCTTCTCGTTCGCGAGCCGTGTGACATAGAAGTTGGCGCGGTTTGTCTTGTTGTCTTCCAGTCGTCGGTATTCAGCCCAACGCGCAGGGGTTAACTCCAACTCTTCCACGAACTGTTTTACGGCTCTCCCTGTAGGTTCGAGTATTTCGGGTTTGTCTATGAATAGCATTTTGGTTCTCCTTGGTTGTTTAGTTAACGCGCAATGCCTGCCGAAGTGTGACTAGAACGGCACTTCTTCCCCTATGCCCACCGCGACTTCTTGGCGGAGATTCATTGGAACACTATTTTTGCGGTACCACCGTTTGAGTTTCATCCAACGGTTTTGGCTGACTGATAGCGGCATCCGCGACCATCCCACGATGGAGTCACAGCCGTCGTAATTGGCGTATTCGAGCCAAAAATCGCCGTCTCGGAAGGCTTCTCTTGTCCCTCCACCAACAGCATAGCCCACAACTAGCCCCTTGTCAAGCCTTTAATCGTCAAGGGTGTCTTTCAGCAGGCAACTCCAAAAGTCTTCTGCATCCCAATCCAGCAAAGGGTTATAGAAATTGTCGTAAGTCCGCTTCACATCCGTTTTGCGTAACGGCATAATCCCAACCTGCGACCGTACCCCGAACGGCTGTTTGTTGATCCATTTCCTCGCATCAGACTCGCGTGAGAACGGACCGTAGAAACGGTCTTTGCCGTTCGATGGCATTAGCACAACGGCGATGCACCATCCAAACTCGGCGTCCTCGCCCATGTCAACTGTCGCATCAATCTTGGACATTATGTGCCTTCACTTTCGCTTGTCCGTTTTGTACTCTTGATCCCACAACAGTTCGTATGCGTCCATGTCTAGCGCGTCACCCAAGCGGACGAGGGTGTCAATGTTTGGGCTGAAATGTCCGCACTCGATACGGTTAACCGTTTTTCTGTCCACGCCCGCGAAGTCCGCTAACGCTTGCTGTGTCCAACCTGCTTCTGTGCGGTGATGGAATACTGCGCCCGCTAGTTCTGTCCGTTGCGTCTTGATTTTTTTGTCTAGTGCTGTGGTCATGGTTATGCCTTTTCTGCTCGTGTCACAAGATCGTGGAGCGGTTGGTTTTGTGTGTGTATCAGTTGCGAGAAAATCGCGTTGAAAACTCCGTGTATCTTTTCGCGGACATGTTGCTCTTTTTTGATGGTAATGCCTTTCGTGTTCCCGTATTGGTCTGTCCCGCCTGTGAACATGACATCCCCAAAGATGTAGTCGGAGCCTTCACCGAACGCTTCGTCCCATAATGTTTGCGCGAACGGGTTGTGCGGCAACTCAATGTTTTTGCCTTCTTCGTTCACCCACATTGTTAGGTCGTAACTCAGGTCTATTGCTTCAACCAACCCCGCCACGCCGTCTTGAAGCGTTTTGAGCGGATCGCCTGTCATGTCTAGTTCTCGGATTTCCCCGAATATCGTTACATTCAATGCTTTCTTCATGCTGTCTCCTTCTCCGTTGTTGTCAGTGTATCCCTGTTTTGTCCCAATGTCAAGGCTTTGTTTTCGTGACGATTCTTTTGTTTCGGCTCGCGCCCGCGAGGTGTTGAGTGAGCGACACAAGGTATCCGCCCTTAATGTCGTCCAACTCGCCCAACACATCTTCGTACTTGTTGTCCAAAAAACCGTTATCCGCAGGCGACGCGCCTAAACGGTAACGCATCCTTTCAAATAGTTTAATCATCGCGTTCAGTTGACCTACCGCGTCCGCGTGAAGAAAGTCCAACCGAACACGGGCGGCATCCACTTCGTCTTGTGCCACTCTCTGCCGCACATAATCAATCAGCCCGTCCACCCCGTCGGTCATTCGCTGTTTCCTGCTTCTATCGCGAGCATTGTCCCCGCCCAAACCCGTTGTGCGGATTCGACTGTCGCTTCGTAAACTCGGTTCGCCTCGTCCTTTGACTCGATACGGGTTGTGATCGCCAGTTCGTGTGTCGCATGGAACACGGCTAACGCTTCTGCCTGTAGTTCTTCTTTCGTTTTCATGTTTCCCCTTTCTATGTCTATTGCGTTTGTCATCAGAAATCTGCCCCTTCCAAAATGTCGGCTTCATATTCTTTTTGTTCATCCCATGCTGTTGCTACGACCCCCCACGCCTGCCATGCGGCATCAAACGCTAGTTGTGCGCTTGGCGTCGCTTTCCCGCCTTGAGCCCCAAGTTTATCGAAAGACGCCTCATATATTTCTGTGGCGTCATCCCATACTTTTTGGGCGGCGGACAATGTTTCTAACGATATTGCCATGCTGTGTAGGAATTGCTCAGGATGCCATTCGCCCATCCATTTTTCGGTGGGGGCAAGATAGTAATACCATTGTCCGCCGAACCCGCCACTTTCGGATTCCTCCGTGTACTCGGCTTTCGTAATCTGTCGCGGGTCACGACCCGTCATAAGACCGATTTGCACGATGTCTCCAACTTGGAACTTTTGTTTCACTGTCATGCTGACACCTCACATTCCCATGCGTTGATGAGAGAACCCGATTCGGTTGCGAACCAATTACTTGAGCAACCATGCTCGTCCACGATGTCGCCGTAATCCCTTGGGGATTCGGTATAGAATATCTCCGTGCCTTTCGGATAGTTTCTCCCATGCCACACAACTTTGTTAAGTTTCATGCCACCACCTTTCGTTGTTCGTCTTCCCAATCGAGCAAAGCGACCGCCCAAGTTTCACACTCGTAGCAGAGACAAGCCCCGTAGTGGCGTTCGCCGTTATCTTCCCGTGGCTGTTGCGGTTTATCGGTCATGCCGTCTCCTTTGCTAGTTTGTCGAACACGACGAAATCTTTGATCCCGTCCGCACATTCTTGGCAGTAGTAGCCTGCCCAATCGTTCGCGCCCCGACCGCCCGCGTAAACTTCGGCAGACTTCCCGCAGTTCTGTTCACATTTCTTTTCAGTCATTTTGTGTCTCCTCCCACACAGACATCATATCCCACTTTTGTACCTTTGTCAAGGATTGTTTTACCCGCCGTAACTGCGCCGTTTATCCCGCTGTAATCCGCGCTCCCGCGCCTCGCCAAGAACCTGCTCCACCGTTTTGCCTTCCTTGTCGGCGACAAGCCCCGCCAAACGCACCGCGTCAGGGTGCATAGAGTCCGCGATGTTGCGCCCCGTGAAGTGGCGTGGGGTTTGATCGGTGAGAAGTATGCGAGCCTGATGCAAGGTGGAGACACGATCACGGTCGTAACTTTCGTCGGGGCGGGCTAGGGAAGTTCTGAAGTTGAACACATGTTCGGTGCCGTGTGTTGTCAAAGCCTTCGCATTGCGTACCGAGTCTCGAACCGCTTTCGCTTCCGCCCGCCCAGCCTTCGCCTCTGTTGTCCGATTAGATGTCCCGTTCGTCCAACCAACAGGCGCGTCAGGGAAGCAGTGGGTGCAAAGGATTGAGCCTTCTTGGGCTACCGCGTCGCCCTGCGTCAACCCTGACAGCGATGGTAGCCAACTGAACGATGTCCGTGTCGGCTTGCCTCCGATGATCCTGTTGCAACTTTGGCAGTCCATGTTGGAATGGATGTGACCGTTCGTTTCTTCAACAAGGTAAAACCTTGACCACCCGTTTTCTTCGTAAATCGCTTCCAACGCCAACTCTTCTTTGACGAGCGGGGCAAGTTTGCCGTTGATTTCCGTGTACTTTGCTGTGCCTTCGGCGAGGTTGCGTTGCGTCCAAGTTTGGTCATCCAACTTTGCTTGTACGGCTTCAGGTAACTGCCCTACGACGAGTCCGCCTAGAAGGTTGCCTACGACATAGTTGGTGCGGTCGAAAGCCACCAACTTTTCGTCATATTTTTGTTGAAGGAGGGCTTCTTCTTCCTTTGTTTTCGCCCACCCAATAGCGCGTTCCAAATCGCGGAGGCTCGGCTCAGGCGCCAACTCGTTGACTATCTTTTCGCGGATACGCCTTTTTTGTTGCCGTAAATCATCTATTTGTGGCATCAACTCGGCGATCCGCATATCTGTTGGGAACGCTAATTCTCTGATAGGTGATCCCTCCTCGCCCCTCACAGTATCAGTATACACCACTCCTGCCCCATCGTGTTGAAAATCTTGTCCCTCGTCACCAGACCCGTCCAACCCGCCAGAATCGTCTTCCTTGGTGTGATCCTTCCACCTTTGATTCGCGGCGTACCTTCCTGCTTCAGAGCGGGTGGCGAAGGAAACCTTACGCATGGAGGTCTTGATGTCAACGACAGCGGAAGCCGCACGACGCAAAGCAACATCAACCATCAACAAACCCTCCAAAAAAATATGTCCCCAAACCATACCCCACTACACCCGCCCAACCCCACTACACCCCACCCGCCCGTGCGCGAAGCGCCAAAAAAAATCGGGGGGAAAAACCTAAACCGCCCACCTATTCGCCATCCCCAAACCAATCGGCACCACCAACGGCGCAGACACAAACCCCTTCGGCTCATACAAAGCCAACAACACCGCCTCAGCCCTATCAGGCGACCCAGCCCCACGACGCCTCAAATCAGCCTTAGAAACCACCTGAACACGACCAGAAGAATCCGACACAAAATCAGGAACCCCCAACTGAGACAAAACCCGCCTATCACAATCCAAACGCACCACCTGAAAACCATCCACATCAGGCTGACACAAAACCCGCCCATTCCACCACATCTCCGCCCGCTGATTCTTAAACTTCCCAACATCAAAAGCCCGCTCCGCCACATTCACCCCAACCACCCGCGCACCATGCAACCCCTCACGACCCCACGCCTCCAACAACCCCACTACACCCCAACCCAAACCAATAGCATCAACCTTTACGGAGAGTATGTGCGATATAGCCCCGTCTGCGTTTTCGTTTCTTTGACCCCCCACCCCCTCGTCGAACATGTGTTCGGTGGCGCGGAACCCTTGCTGTGTAAGGGTTTTAGGGGCGAACATGTGTTCAGTTTCAATTCGCCCATAACAGTCCTTATGTAAAGTTAAGTTACTGTCTGGTAAGCCTTGTGGGTGTTGGTGTTTGGGTAGTGGGGTGGGTGGGCGGGCGCGTATGTCTCTTTCGGCGTCTTGGATGTGGCGTAGGCAGATGTTGGCTACTTGGATGGCGTTGGCGTTTTCGGCTCCTGATGAGGCGTGGACGATTTTGACTGTGTAGCCGTCTGCTCTGGCGATGACGAACTCGTCTCCTCCGTCTGCGGCTATGTCTATGCCTAGGCGTATTCGGTTGTCTTGTGCTGGGTTGGTGTTGAGGGCGGCTTCTTCGATCCATGTGGAGGGGATGATTCGGTTGCCTGTGCCTTTGGGGAATTGGGCTTTGACTCTGGCTGTTACGAACGCTGAGTTTTCGCCTAGTTCGGAGATTACATCGTTGACCCATGTTTCGTCTACTAGGTGGGTTGCTGCTGAGTGGGCGAGTACGGTGGGGGGGCAGGTGGTGCAGTTGTCTACTTGTTCGCCTGTGAAGTTTGGGGTGTCGTAGGCTGATATGGGGATGGTGTTGTAGAGGTTGCTGGAGCATGCTTTTTCGAACCAAGAGTTTTCGTTGTCTGTGGGGGGGTTTCCGAGTAGTAGGAGTCTCGTGTTTCCGCCTGTCATTAACGATTCTAAGGCGATTCCGATGGTGTCTGAGATTCCTCCCGCTTCATCAACTACTACAAGCAAATTGGGGGCGTGTATGCCTTGTAGGGCTGTTTCGTTGTATTGTGCTGGGGCGAAGCCGAAAGCAACCTGTATTCCGTTCATTTTCCACTCTACTGTGAGACATTCGCCGTCTAATCCGTGTTTGGCATGGAGTTTGCGTATGTGTGACCATAGAATGTTGCGTACTTGTCTGAAAGAAGTGGCTGTTGTAACTACTTGGGCTGTACCACGGGGCTGTGACATCACCCACCATGCAACTATTCGTGCCGCTAAATGGCTTTTCCCTGGGGCGTGGCAGGCTGGGACGGCTGTACGCTTGTTTGCTACAATGCTGGCAAGGATTTCGCGTTGTTTTGACCAGAGCGTTTCACCTAAACCCCGTGTTATAAACCCTTCAGGATCGGACGCATACTGGCTCCACGGGTCGGCTTCCAACGCTCTCATCAGCGCCGAAACTGATTGCCGTTCCGCTTTCGTCAAACCTGCGATCCAAACCCGTCTTTCAGGCGGTTTTGCGTCCCGTAAAAACTGGATGAGGTCTTTAGAAGTTTTTCCTTCAGGACTTGTTGAGGATACTGGCAATTTGGGTCTCCAACTGATCCACCGACACATCCAACTTCACTGAACCGCCTTCAGCGCCAGTCAACTCAACCTTGTTTTGCTTCCCATACTTGTTTTGCTTGGTGCGCTCCAAATACCATGCCGCCGCCTGCCAAGAGCCGTCAAATCCCGCTTTCTGAATGACCATCACCATTCGAGCCTCAGATTCAGCCTTCGCCTCCAAGATCGCCTTGCGGAACCCTTTATACGGGTGCCTAGCCTTCTCCCCTTCGCCCTGTTGCATCCACCTGTAGAAAGTTGATTCGTCAATGCCTGCGACCTGTGCGGCGGTCTCCGCATAGTTGCCAGCCTTCACAAGTTCGATAATCCGATCCTGCGTCGTCGGAGTCAACTTTGTTGGTCTGCCCGTCATGAACGACAACAATAGACGATGGATGACGCGCTATCAACCGACTTGTGAAACTATTTGCGGGTCTCGTAGCCCACGCGGAGACGGCGTTTTTGGGTGTTTTGGTGGTTTGTTTGGTGGGTTTGTTGGTGGGTGGGGTGGGGTTTAGTTGTTGTGGGTGTTGGGTTTGGTGGGTTTGGTGGGTTTGTTGGTGGCATGTTTTGTTGTGTCGGTTTTTGTGTTGTGTTGTGTTGGTTTGGTCGGTTTGTTTGTTGGTGTGTTTCACCTTTCAGGTGAAACTGTGGGAAAGTGGACGCATAGGTGGAAGTGTGTCTCGTTAGTTTTCGTTTCCTAAGTTAAGGCTCCTTGTAGTGTCTCTGTATAGGTGAATTGGCACCGCGGAACTTGTCCCCCCGCCAAAAATGGTGTCTGCTATGGTGACATCCAACTCGGTGCGGCTTGCATGTCGCATCGGCTAGAGATACCAGTTGGCGATTGGTTTTCCTGCTGAACTTCGACGCTCTCCCATGCAAGGGACTTGCGGATATATGTAGGCGTCAACTGGTATCTCGCTCAATGTGCTATCGTGACTGTTGCGCAATAGGGCAGAGGTCAGCCCGTCACCCTCATAAGGTGAAGGTCGTCAGTTCGAATCTGGCTTGCGCCACCAAGTCAGGCGTGTCGGCTCATAACCGAGTATGCGTGTTATGATTCGCGTTATGGAAAAACCCGTAACCTCCCGTAGCGACCCCGAATCAAGACGCATGTATACATTGTGGCATTACAACAACAACAAGGAAGCATATAAAGCGCGATCCAAGGCGCACACGGCGAAAACCCGTGCTGAGATAAGAGCATATTTGCTGTCGTTCCTACGAGCGCATCCGTGCGTTGACTGCGGCGAAGCCGACCCTGTTGTTCTTGATTTCGACCACACGGGGGATCAGCCGAAACTGTTTTCAATAGCCGTCGCCGTTAGATCGGGGTATTCGCTAACCAATGTCAAGCGCGAGATGGACAAATGTGATGTGAGGTGTGCTAACTGTCATCGTAGAATTACCTACATCAGGGCAGGTTGGACACACAAAGGATAGACCTTGTAACCTGTCCCCCCATCAAAAATAAGGCAATCGTTCCATCTATGACGGTTATGAAAGAATCATTCCACCAGTCGCATCCAAGCCTGCCAACTCAAGGGTTTCCATGTCCCGTAAGTCCGCGTGACAAATGTTCACACTTTCAGCCCTGAAAACGATGCCGTTGCTAGGGTCAGTTTCGCCAATCCTTACCTGTCTGCCCTGCCCGTGCAGTTCGTGGTCATAACACCAGCCCACAATGTAGGCGTGTGAAAACGAGTTGACATCCTGTTCGTCATCACCGACGCAAAACAGTGAAACAAATATAAACAGATCGGGCTTCTGTATCCAGTCACCATAATTGTTTACAGAAGCCTCAAAATGGGGTTGTGGAACGGAGGTGCGTTTCTTGGTTTTTATTTCAACGCGACAACCACCGATTTTGATGTCATTATTGAGGTTCCCGTCTGCCACCCAATCAATCCCTTGTATGTCAAGCCAAAACTCGACGACACATTCCCCTAATGACCCTATAACCGCCGCGCCCACGCTCCGTTGCACCACATGGAACGGTCTATTAAATAAATCTGTTGCCGCCCGTTCCTGCGCCTGTCGCCAAACATCATCGTTACGCATCACCTTATGATTCATGCCAACTTCACTATCAACGATACGGTATATCAGCCGAGTGTGACGGGTGTTGTCTTTTGACCGCGTTGTTTCAACTCGTATTCGGCGAGGATGTCCACTATTTCGTTTCTTAGCGACGCATCAGGTAGGAACTTTACATTCACTGCTGTTGCGCCGTGTGCTTGGAACTCGATATTGAACCACATGACTTGATTGGGGTCAAGTCCGAAGGCTGTAAGGATTCTTAGACCTGAATCATCCCTTGCTGTGGTCATTTTGTTCTCCTTTGAGTTTGAGTATTTCCTGTTGAAGTTCGAGTACCGCGTTCATCATGCCTAACATGTCAATCCTGTCGCCGCCCTCATACATTTTGAACCCTGCCGCCGAAGACAGTGAGGGGAAGGCTCTAGGTTTGTCGTCCATCATCGTAGGTTGCCGTAACGCCGTTGATACTTCCTTAACTCGGTGGCGATGGTTTCGCCGTCAGTTTTCTTGCCCTTTTTGATTGAGATACTGACTTCACTGTCAGATTTCTTGACCTTTTTCTCTAACTCAAGTACCCGTTCACATAGATCGATACAAAACTTGACTGTCACAATGATGCCGTTGTCGTAGCCTGCTCGCATACCAGTCTTTGCTTCCCATTTCTGTAGCAGTGCCATAGCCTTCAAAGTTTCCTCAAGGGTAGAAGGGTGCTGATCCCAAGTTTTACTAGGTAGACGCTTTATCTTAGACACAGGCTTTTTCATACTGTCCCCCCCTCCCACTCGCATAGACTAAAATAGTCGGCGTTTACACCAGCGCCACCACGGGAATAAGCCAACCCGCCATCAATGTATATGCCTGTGCTTGAGTCTTGAGGGCAACCACACGCCTTCCAGTCATGGCGGTGCCTAGATTCTATGGTTGTGTTGCAGGTACGGCAGTGTGCCGCGTTGCGTGTAAGCCGTTTGCGTGGGATGTTCACGGTCGTGAGTTCATTTCGGTGATAACTCGTTCACTCATTGCTGTCTCCTAATTCTCTCCCGTTGTAAATATGGTAAGTGTTGCAATATGTTTCCTGTTTCGTTAATGCCGCTTGTAGCCGTTCCACTTCTTCTTGCTTGTCGTGGAAAGACCCAACCAAACTTTCGTAGCGCCCCTCCTGCCATTCCATGTGGTCAGCCCATTCTTCTGGCGTTTTATATCCGACATTGGCAGAATATTCATTATCATCCCACGGGGTTTTATTATTAGCATAATGGCGCATCTCATAGACAATATCTACTGGTTCACTCATCGTGTTTCCTTTATCCCAAGCGTCTCAAATTGTTGATCGAGCACTTTGTCGTTCGTCTTGCATCTTTCCGCGAAACAGTTGAAACAAACTGCGCCAATACCTGTCTCAAACCATGCTGTCATTGTTTCGTTATTGCCAGCGTGAACTATTGTTCCGCAGAACACACAATGCTGTCCGACCCAAGCCATCGGGTGGCTTTCATCTACAAAACCGTCATCGAAGTAATGGAATAATGGCTCACAAGATTGCTCTACTGGTTCACTCATTGCTGTCTCCTAACCGTAGGTTGCGGAATTGGGCGATAAGCGCCAGCGAATCAGTAACGAGTTGCTCCTGCCATCCGTAGACGCGGGGCATGTAATCTAGTTTTTTGGCGATGAGGTCTAGCAATTTTTCAGCCTCAGCAGTTTCGGCTTCTGCGCGTTCCACTATTCTTCTCATGCCTTGTATTTCGGCGTGTCCGAGGTCGGCTTCTCGCGTGAACCTGTCCTTGAAATATTGCACTTCTGCTTCCAGCCGTTCCACTTTGTCGCACAACTCGCTCACGATGTCAGAGTCACGACGACCGTTCCATTGTGTTGAGAGAGCGTCATAACAGACGATGCGCTCTACGGCTTCGCGCCCTGCCGCAACAACATCTACTGGTTCACTCATTGCTGTCTCCTTGCGGGTTGGTTAGAAGTATGAGCAACTCGGCGGCGCAAGCATCAATACCCGCGGCGTAACCAAGCAACCGTTCGCTGTTGTGCTTCATGGCGTCACGCCTTGTTTCTGTTTGGTATTCCCGCAACTTCTCGGCAAGTTTTGTTATTCGTTCAGGCAACGCTTCCAGCCGTTCCACTTCGTCAATCCATAAGGCGAGTCTGGTCGATGACACGGTGCGCATCCCGTTATCAATTTCGTAATATCTGTCGGGCATATTACTGACCCGCATTTCGGAGATAAGGCTTCCCTCTTCACTCATGGCTGTTTCCTAATCTTCGAACATTAGTTTGTAGGTTTCTATTTCCGCAGACATCGTGTTGGTTCTTTCTATCTGTTTAGCGAGTTCCACACGATGCCATTCCACCAACGCTTGTAGCCGTTCCATGTGGTCAGCCCACTCATTAAAAGTATCAGTAGTGGGGCAACCCTCAAGCGCGTAATCCCGAATCTCGGCAACAATATTTACTGGTTCACTCATCGCTGTCTCCTGACTGTAGGTTTCTGCGGAATCTGTCTGTGACACTTGAAATCCGTTGGACATCACCTTTGAAATCATGTTTAACCAAAGAATCTTTGTCGGCATAACTAGCCCAATCAATCAGACATTCTAAAGCGTCTTGTGCCGTCGCTAAAAGAATCGTTTGGTCTGCTTGTAGCCGTTCCACTTCGTCGCGTAGTCTGCGAACCATTGTCACATGAGCCAAGTTCCAGTCAGGTGCTTCAAACACGCCGAGAAACACGCCTGCCTCGGCGACAATATCTACTGGTTCACTCATTGCTGTCTCCTGTCGGGTTGGTAAACTTGTCTATTGGGTTTACTGGTTTCGCCCATTTTGTGCCGTCAGGGAGTGTTGCGTCAGACAAGTCCGCGTCAGTCAAGTTCGCACGAAACAAGTTCGCGTTGGTCAAGTCCGCGCCAGACAAGTTCGAGTCAGTCAAGTCCGCGCCACGCAAGGTCGCGCCAGTCAAGTACGCGCCACGCAAGGTCGCGCCAATTAAGTTCGCGTCATACAAGTTCGCGTCATACAAGTTCGCGCCATACAAGTTCGTGTCACGCAAGTTCGCGGCGCGCAAGTTCACGAAACCCAAGTCTGCACTTCCTAAGTTCGCACGAGTCAAGTTTACGCCAAACAAGTTCGCGCCAGACAAGTTCGCGCAACGCAAGTCCGCGTCAGCCAAGTTCGCACCAGACAAGTCTGCGCGACGCAAGTTCGCACCAACCAAGTTCGCGCCAGACAAGTCCGCGTCAGGTTTGATGTCGTACTCGACGCCGTTAATTGTTTGTTTCATTTGCTGTCTCCTAATTGTTCGTTGGGAATGAAAGTTCCCTGCCCATAACGAATGAGATGTTGAACCTCAAACCGTGTCAATCGTTCCACCTCTGTTTGTAATTCCTGTAGTTTGCCCCGCAAATATTCGATATGTCCGTTAGCCAACGCCAACTCGCCCTGTAGCAAATCAACATCCACACCAGCGCGGCTAGTTAGCATGTCGTTCAATTCTTGGCGGGTTTGTTCGTTAATGCGCCGCGCTTGACTTTTAGATTTAGGTTCGGTCATTATCTCAAACAGCCCTTCAATGTCTACTGGGTCACTATTTGGTTCATCCATTGCGCGATACCAGCCAACCAATTACCCGCCACGAGAGCGACACGCTTGCCACCCCCATAACCGCCGCGGCACACAATATAACGATAGACGCCAGCGACACCCCAAGAAGATGAGCGTACTGTTCCGCTTTAGTTATCTTTCTCATACGGCATCCTCCGCGTCAATGGCTGATAGCGTCGCATTAAAGATCGCCAAACCTGCTTTCTCCGTCTCCGCACAGATAGCGTCCGCCACTGCCGTAGCCCTATCATAGATTGCTTCCGCGGCTCGATACGCCCCGTCAGAACAATCCTTCTCCTCGTCAAGGATCATCCCTGCGGCATCTACCGCCGCCATGTAAACCGCCGACGCATCCGCTCTCACCGCACGATAGATTTTTCGTGCCTCATCTTTCCGTTCGGTTTGATTCATTGGTTCCCATCCTCAAGGCGTTCACGAAAGTTTGTTTCAAACGACTTCCCGCGCAACGCCCAAAACAAGGCGACTATCCTGCTATCACCCCAGCGACGGTTAGACCGATAACCCTTGCGCACAAGGTAAAAACTTATTCCCATAACCCCCCGCTTTCAGCGTTAATCATGGCGATTGCCTTGTCACGGATTATCCTTGCAGGCGTCAGTGTGTCGTCATAGATTTTTGTGGCGGGCGCTATCGCTATCTCGTAGGTGTCCCATGCTGGCGACTGTGCCGCCCCGTAGGTTTCCCATGCTTCGCTGATCCGTTCCGCTTTCGTCTTCACATGTTCTTCATCCGCTTTAATGAACACGGCTGAAACAAGTTTGTCGTTCGCGAGCCGTAACCGTTCCCGTAGCCATATCACCTCGTCACATAACGCATCAACCTTCTCGGAATCGCCGTAAGGTTCGCGAACTATTTTCCTTTTCGCCAACCATTCGGAGACCATGCGCCCGTCTGCAACAATGTCTATCTCTGCGTTTATCATCCCTGTTTCTCCTTTTGGGTCACTATATCCCTTATCCGCCCCGCTGTCAAGGTTTTGTTTCAACGGTGGAAACATCATGTCGCGGGTTTCCTGCGAAATAGCCTCCTCCACCCATTCGTCCTCAGCCATAGCCGTCCTCTCTAGTTTAATTTGTTTCTTCATTGGCGAACATCTCCCATAATGCGCCCAGCGGCTCCTCCCGTTCCGTGAACAGGTTCGTTTCTGCTTCTATACGGTCAGCCGCCAACTTCGCGTACTCAGGGTTCAGTTCTATGCCTATCCACCGTCGGTTATGTCGTTGCGCCACCAAGCCTGTTGTGCCTGCACCGAAGAACGGATCTAGAACGGTGCCGTCTGGCGGGCATCCAGCGAGAATACATGGTGTTATCAGATCGGGCGGGAATGTGGCGAAGTGTGCGCCTTTGTATGGGCGTGTCGTTACTGTCCACACATCACGCTTGTTGCGCATCTCGTAGTCATTCGTTTTCAGTCCCGCCATCCGTGTCCGTCCAGGTATGTTATTGAGTCGCGTTGAATCCCTGTCTCTGTTGGTGTCATCTCGTGTGACGGTTGGTTCTTTGATTGCTTCATTGTCGTAGTAGTACAGTGCCGACTTGCTCAACAGGAAAATGTATTCATGCGACTTCGTACACCTATCCGTCACCGATTCGGGCATCGGATTCGGTTTCGCCCAAATAATGTCCTGCCGCAAATACCAGCCATCAGCCTGCAACGCGAACGCGACACGCCACGGAATACCCACCAGGTCTTTAGGCTTCAATCCTTCGGGTGCTTTGCGTTGCACGGGTTCCAATCTTGTGCCACCAAATCTGCCGTTGTCCCCAGAGTCGTCGCGTACCATCTTCCCTGCTGCATACGAGTCGCCTAAATTTAGCCACAACGTACCATCGTCGCGCAACACGCGCCACACCTCACGAAACACCGCGACCATGCTCGCCACATACTCATCAGGTGTGGACTCCAAACCGATCTCTGCGTCACCACCGTTGTACGATCGGAGGCCCCAATACGGAGGGGAGGTAACGCAACAGTGAACCGACCCATCAGCAAGTTCCCGCAACTTTTCACGCACATCACCAACCAAAATCAAAACGGAGCCTCGGCAGCTTCGACAGGTGCAACAGTTTTCCGTGCCACACGCTCAACCTGCACAGTCGCCCAACGAAGACTCGCACCAAGATCATCAGCAACAATCTCCACCGCCGTTTTCTTCACACCATCCTTACCCTCAAACTCGCGGGACTCCAAACGCCCCGACACAATCACACGCGAACCCTTCGCCAAAGAACCCGCAGCATTCTCCCCTAGTTCGCCCCAAGCAGTCACATTGAACCACGATGTTTGCTCCTGCCACTCATTGTTGACCTGGTACCGACGATTCACG